GGTTTTAACCTTAGGGCATCGCCTCAATCGTTCATTGCTCTACTCCGAAACCGTCCTGCCTACTACACGCATTCTTCGTCCTATCGTCTTTCCATATTTTCTTAAATGTCCTATCGCAGTCAGACGCTTGCACGCTCTTGTGCTTGCCGTCTTCATCAACAAGGATGGCTTTAGGACTTTTTGCGTTATGAAAAATCTAATTACAGCAGTAACATTTGCCGTCTCCGTTGGCGGTAATGCAGGCATCGCCATCCTCTCGAGGCTATGGCGTTCCATCAGTCGGTTCATTAACAAGAGCGATCTTGACACCCATGGGCGTCGTTTTGTCTCTGTCATCGAGCTTACCCCCAATCACGAGACAGGGCTCGCGAAAGCGTGGCACTTCGTCTTGGTGGATGCCCCGAAAAACGAGCCGTTTCTTAAGTTCGTTGCCAAAGGGTTCGTGAAAAAGGAAATTGACGGCGTTGCTCCGAGCATTCCCGAAAATCTAGACGAGAAACGGCTTCACATGGCCGACTACGGTACTAGCGGGACGGACATCGTTGCGATTACCGAACTTACGAAACCTGACGGGCGTCCGTTGGCGAAAGACGATGCGGAGTTCAAACCCGAATGGGTAATTGACGGCTGACGGAAATGCGGTAAAACCTTAATTAGTTTCACGGGCGTGCATCGAAAGGTGTGCGTCCGTTTTTTTTGTGAAGAGTAGTCAGCCTCGTGTTCGGTTGGATGGTTTGGTGGGTTTGGGTGTCACAATCCGACTTGACAAATCCGTTACTGCTAGACAAATTGTCTTATTAAACCCCCTTGGGTAAGGGTCAGGTATGCAAGGTTACTATCATCTTCCCTACCAAGCAGGTAACGAATAGTCTCGTTGCGGATTGGGAATCCATTACACAACCGTGTTAATGGGATGAAGGTCAACGGGTTATGCAAGTAGACAGCGGAAGTGTACTGAATCTGTACGGAGTAGAGCGAACGATTGGGCGATACCCCCCACACCCTACGGGGTACCAACTATCACGGGTACGAGCATCGCCCTATCAATCAACAAAATAAAAAAGGATCGTTTGCCCCTTCTTCTCTTCCGGTCACAACCGGTTGGTATGGGGGTACCTAAATAGTATGTTCTTGGGTAATAGGGAACCCATATCCAAGAAAATGCCGGTAAAAAAATCTGTAAAACGCCTCCGAGAAGACGTTCATAAGTTTATAGACGACTCAGACTTCTCAAAAGCCGTCGACGCTTTACGTGAAGGCTTAGATGCAACCACTACGGTGCGCAAAAGCCGTGAAGACGGTCAGCGTGGGGTGCAATATGTCGAAAAAGCCGATCATTCTACCCGTTTAGCCAGCGCTCGCATGCTTTTAGAGTACGGATTCGGCAAACCCGCCACCCGTCACGACATTACCGTCAACGATGAAACGCAAAAAGCGGCCTCTCCGGCCGAAATCATGTCCCGAATCGCTTCTGCGGGCACTTCTCTTAACAACATCATTGAAGTTTACTCTGAAAGCTACGATGCAGAAGCTTCCAAAGAGCCCTTAACCATCGAAAATACCTAAAAATGAGACCTTACGACCCATATCAAGCTATGCTGGATCATACCCGCAAAAGCAAAGAGGAGAAGTATGCGCGAGACGCGACTGCCCAGAATAATTTTAATCAAGCGCAGACTAGACGGCATGAAAATCTCAATACCTACGGTTTCGATGACGCTGGGCTAAACCGCCGGCTAAACGCTCCCGATTTCCGTCCTCAACCCGAAAATAACGCAACGGCTCCCGCTCAACCCGCCCCTCAACCCGCCCCTCAACAGCCTCAACAGCCCCAACCTGCTCAGCCAGCAGCTCAAGCCCCTATGCAGCCAGCAGCAGCACAAGAACAAGGGGGGCTTTGGGATTGGATCCAGCAATTTATCCCAGGTACAGACATCGCAAATAAGCAAGTAGAGAAAAATAAGAAAGAAGCAGCGCAAGAAGCAGCGCAAGAAGCAGCGCAACCCGCAAAAGCTGCACCGGCACCACCCGCTGCACCACCCGCTGCACCACCACCACCCCCACAAACCCCGTTTATGGGCAACGTACCTGCTCAAAACCCTGCTAATTATGCAAATGTTGACGGGAAAATGGTTTTTAAAGACCCCCGCTTCGATGCGGCTACCATGAACCCCCGGGATTTTAAGAATTCCGCAGGGCAGACTGGATCTGCGTGGGACCCCGTTTCTAATTCCATGGTTCAAACCGGAGTTTACGACAGCAGTAATTATAGTCGGTCCAAAATGACCGACCGAGCTGCCGCCCACGGTCTCTCACCTGTCGTTTCCGTTAATCCCCGTACGGGTAGAGCGGAGATAACGGGGTATAAGAGAATATCTCAGGTTGAAAAAGAAACGGACCAACTCGGTACGCATGTTCCCGGACAAAGCGCTCTTATGGATGCCCATGTAATGAAGGAGATGCGCCAGAACGGCAACCGCCCCCCTGACGCCGAGGCAATTTACCAAGCCGATTTAGCCCGAAAAGACGACATGTCCCGGGGAAATCTTGGACCGGGAAGAATCGAAGACATAAACGCCACCTCTTACTACCCCCAAGGCCTACCTACTACTTTGGAGGACGCGGTCAACACCGTAGGGTTCCAACCCGGAATGTCCGACGTCTTTGCCAGTCACGACGGACCGCCCCCTCCAGGTGGGTATTCCTACAGACCTCCCGCTGTCCAAGAAAGCCTACCCGGTCAGCCCATGGCGAGTTACGGCAATCCAAATGCCCGAACCACTCCCCGGCTGAATCCCGAGCATACCTACCATGCACCCCCTCCCGAGGACACTCCCGTCCCCGAGAGAACCCGCGCTCCCGAAGAAATGCCCATGAAACCGGAGCAAATCAAACAACCTTGGGGTAATGAGCACCAAGCCCCTGAAGGAGCCGGGACCGTATTGGCTAATCCAATGCAGCAGATAGAGGATCAAGTGATGTCGAATCCAACACTAAACCCCGCAGGCAGGCATCACCCGGGTAAATCCCGAGATGAGGTCATACGGATGGCAGCCGAGCGCGGCCTCGAGTTAAGCGAAGATGGTCAGCAGTGGATGCCCGCCGGTCAGGACGCCGTAGCTGCCCCAGCACCAGCCGAACCCGCCCCCATTCCGGCCGAGCAGCTACCCGACAGGATTTCAAATCTACAGACGGAAGTTGAAGACCTAATCAGGGAGCATGATCAATTTGCGCAAGATTTCGGACCCGCTCCCGAACCCGAATCCGAAGCCGGCCCTCAGCTGGTTCCCGAAGCCGCTCCTACGGATTCCGGAACCGGTATGAGCCTATCCGACTTTTTCAGTCAGCCGTCAGCTGAAGAAACTCTTGAGGAAGAGCAGTACGAAGTCGAAGAGCAGCCCCCTGAGATGGATGACCTGAATAGCACTCAAGATGACAATATTCGTCAAATGATCCCGGACTTCGACAACTTATCCCCTGAAGAGCAGGAGGCGATCCGCAAGCAGTTTATGGACGACATGGCCCCTCAAGGCTGGAGCTGATGGCCGACTTGCTCACAGAACGCATCTTACCCCAGAGAAATCTCAAACCCGATCTGGACTCTCTTGAGTTCCATCCGAGTGCTCAGAGGCATTTCCCGGAGGACAGGATTGGCCGGACTGACAGGCCTGTGACCACCGCTTCCTATTCGGATACGGTAAAACCCTTCTATGAGAACTACCCAGGTGGTTGGGAGGGGGCTCGCTCAGAGGCTATTGCTCATCGGAACGAAATTGGCAGACGTTTTGACCAGAAAACGGACGTGGCTTTATCCCCCATGCTCGAGGATGCCCGGACGATGAACCGACACAATCCGGTATACCTAGGCAATAAACAGCCTGAAAGATATAATGGGCGATGGGCAGGACATGCGATGGGAGCCCCTGCAATGAAAGACAAGAACGGCACTTTTGGGGTTATTGAGATGTTTCCTAAAGGCGTGGACCGGTATTCTACTGACGAGTCGAGGCACGTCGATCTGGTGGATACGCTTAAAAGGCATCAGGAGCGAGGTTTCCTACCCAGAGATGCTTTTACTGAGGAAATAATTCACACCGCACAACCCAACAAGGGTGTTGAAAAAAAAGATCTGAGAGAAGTGTTTGGCCGGCCGGATGGTAACATGCCTTACGGGGCGATTAATGCTGAGCTAGGTGCCAAATTGACGAAGATTAAGCAAGGGGATATCCAAAAGAAATGGGATCCGAGCATGGGCGAGTACCAACGTAAAGATTCCTGGAATATGGACGACTCCAAAAGGATCCTGGATGATGTCATAAACGACCGAAATCTTCGGGATGGTGGCCTCAGATCTCTCATTAAAGATCCCAAGGGGTTGGAGTATATAAAAAACAACAAGCCCGAACTGTTGCAGTTCCTAATGTCCACCGCCCAGGTCGATCCCAAACCCCAACCAGGTATGTTCACGGGTCAAAACCCAATGGTCGAAGGTTACGCATGACAATTCCCGCCGAAAAACAATTCGAGACCGAGCTCTCTGCATGCTTCCAACGCTGGTACGAGGAGTCCGATCTTGACGAGTTGGAGATGGCCCATATCGCCATCGCAGTAATTGAGCGCTTTACCGACGTTACCGTTGAATTCGACAGCGAGATCGACCTAGACGCGATTGAAGACGAACCCGAGGAATAACATGTGGGACTTAGCTACAATTAAGAAAATCAACACCGACGAGGAAATCCTTAAACGGATTAAACGCGCTCGCCGACTTAACAGAGTTAGAAAACTAATAAAAAAGGAGAAATAAATAATGCCAGGATTCGGAAGAAATTACACAAAGAAAAAAACTAAGAAGAAACGTGCCAAAAAGAAAACCAAGTAAGCGCATACCCAAGACCACTAAGGGTAAAGGAGCCAACTACCGCTCTGTCAAGAAGGGCGCCGGTATGACGAAAAAGGGTGTAAAGGCTTACAGAAAAGCCAACCCCGGCTCTAAGCTCAAGACTGCGGTCACGGGCAAGGTAAAAAAAGGAAGTAAGGCCGCTGGTAGGCGTAAATCATTTTGTGCCCGCTCCAAGAGTTGGAAGGGCGAACGAGGTAAAGCAGCGCGCAGACGCTGGAAATGCTGATGAACGACCAAAAACTAGAACCCTGGATGCCTGCGTCTGTCATTAGCCCAGGCGCTCCCGTGGCGACCCCGGACTACGTACCCTTCTACGCACAAAGCAAAGACCCGAGAAGCCTGGGTCAAAAACTCTTTGGTGGTAGCAGACCCACAGTCCCCCAGGGGTGGAACCCCGCATCCGACTACCTTCCCAAAGGTACTAAAACAATACCTACATGGAGAGGGATTCAGGCATTAAAGAACCCCAACATGGTTAACGGGCCTCAGCTGGACTCCGGGTATCTGAACAAAGCAAAAATAGTTGCCGGAGATTGGGTTTCCAATAACCCGGATGGGGCGAATCACTATGCAAGGGGCGGGGGCAAAGTGCTAACTAAAAATCTTCCCGTAAAAGACCTTTATGTACCAAACCAAAACAGCTTAATGGAAAAGTCGAATAAACCGATGTTTGGCCCCAACCACCTGAACAAGGTTAGGTACATACCCCCAGGGACCCCGCTTGAGGCGAGTTCTCACAGCAATAGCGGCGGCAATTTAGGACAGACCGCAAGGCAGGTACACACAGATGCCATTAAAGCAAAGGCACACTTCCCTGACGGGCCCACAAAACCAATGGCAAAACCCGGAATGATGACAGGAAGGATGCCCGGGAGGATCGGGGGTGGCTTGGCTGGCTTGTTTCACATGGGGCCAATAACAGAGGCCAAAATGAAAGGTGTGGTGCCTGGGACCGGGCATATAAAATACCAGCAGGGGTTATGACCAACCAAGAGCAACAGCTTCAAGACCTCATAAGAATCGACCCCGAGGTGTGGTTTTCCACATTCGGGGTCATTAAGGATAAGAGGGGCAAGGATATCAAGCCTATGCCAAACACTTTACAGAAACGAATGTTCGCTCACTACCGAAAATGCCAAGTTGAAGGATTACCATGCAAGATGATCATACTGAAACCCCGTCAGAAGGGGGCGTCGACATGTGCTCAAGCACTGACGTATCACCACATGAGAAAACACGAGAACCTGAGCGGAAGCCTGATGGGGGATATCGCGGGGACATCGGACAAGGTTTTCGAGATATACCGTCGGTACGCAGAAAACGACATTTTTCCGTGGGACGAAACTGGACAAAACCTGGAAGATGGAGGCAGCTTAGCGGATCAGATCCGACTTCGAACAAAAAGCGTGTATGGAAAAGAAACCGCGGGATCCAAAAATGCGGGTCGAAGCGGAACTATCCAGGTCGGTAACATGACCGAAGTCGCGTTCTGGCCCATGGCTGGCGAGCGTGACCCCGCTTTGGGGTATCTTCAGTCTTTATACGACGGTGACAACGTTTCTTTAGTTGTTGCCGACTCTACACCCAACGGCCCTGCCGGCTGGTTTTACCGCACTTGGGTACAGGACAACGAATGGGCCAAGATATTCGCTGCATGGTTCGAGTTTGACGATTCTCAAATCGCCTTCCGTTCGGATGAGGAGTTAAAGGAATTCAAGGATTCCCTTACTGACGACGAAAAATCCGAGATGGAACGTTTTGACGTCACCTGGGAAAACATGAACTGGCGCAGAAGGGTTTTACAAGACAAGTGCAACGGTGACGTAAGTAAATTTCGACAGGAATACCCATCCGATCCTGAGGAATGTTTCCTTATGTCCTCTCGTCCACGGTTCCATATGGACTGCCTTAACCAGATGTCCAAGGACGCTGAGAATCAATATTGCCAAGTTGGCATCATGTCCGTTCAAGAGGGGGACAAAGGGTCCTTTTGCAAAGACCCCCAAGGTAATTGGAGAGTCTATAACGAGCCCGAACACGACTCGAAGTACCTCATCTCCGTTGATACCTGCACCGGGGAAGACCAACAACAGCAAGGATTGGCTGCCGATCCCGACTTTCACAGCGTTCAGGTATGGAGAGATGCTTATGAGGACTGGCATGGCGTCTGGCATGTCCCTCGCTTAGTTGCTGTCCACCACTCTCGTCTTGATATAGGCGTGCTTGCACAAGAAGTTGAAGGTGCCGCTCGGTGGTACGGTGGCGCTTTTGTCGTTCCCGAAGTAAATAATTCCGGATTGGCGCTATTGAAATACCTCCTTGAGATGGGCTTGAGCGTATATCGTCGGAGAAAGGTCAACGATTCCAATGGTATGGTCGAAAAGAGCTTCGGATGGTCTACGGACAAGATCACCCGAAAGACCGTTATCGACCATATGGCTGCTGAATTGATGGAGGGCAACTTCGATATTCCTGACAAAGACATCTTACAGGAGATGAAAGTGTTCGTAGTCAACGACAAGGGTAAGCCCGAAGCTGCCCCTGGCCACCATGACGACCATGTACTCGCTGCCGCTATCGCTTTATATAACTTGGATTTGGCCTCTACTTACCGCCTGCCCAAGAAAACCAAGATGACCAACCGTATGCTCCATAAAAACCCCGGCTTATTTTGTCCTGACGGCTTCATGCGCAAGCCTTTAACGGAGATTAAGAGGCGTTACAAACGGTTGGTTCCGTAAAACAAATGTATTACCTTTAACGTTATGAACCAGCAAGAAATTTTAAAATGGCTCTATGGGCTTAGTCCCGACCAGCGGAGAAGTTTGGAAAATTTACCCCCCGAGGGTAAGGTCGAGATGGAGCAGAGGCTGGGTGTTAGGAACGGTGCTCTCGACACGATGCTTACAATGTTTAACCCGGCAGCCGCTGTAGCCAATAATCTTGCTCGTCGCGAGGATG